GACCTTCTTGGCTTCGATGGCTTCGTGGAAAAGAGGCTACCCGCCCCTAGACCTCACATCTGTCCTGGGGCTGGTGATACTAGAGAACATCAAGCTGAAAAGTGGTCAACTCTGATGAACACCTGTATGAAGGATATGACTGCCCGCTGCCGACAAGCATTTGCTAGACACAGCACTCTCACACCTGAAGAGTTTCATGCATCTTTCATTCAGACAGCCCCACCCGGTTCAGTCAATCAGCTCAAAGAATATGCCTTCCGCTGGCTTGCACCGGAGCAACGCCGAAATGTCAACAAAAGGGCTATGCTCGATTCGTTGCCAACTGAATCCCTCTGGGAGCTAATCGAACAATTCCCCCCGACACTCTTTTCGAACGCGCAGACAAAGACTGAAGTACAGGCAAAGCTCAGACAAATTATCCCTGGCCCCGACGTCCAGTGGTTAACTGAGTCACAGGTCATGTTCACTGTGGAGAAGGCGTTATATACCATGTCTGATGAGTTTACCCTAGAGACCAGTGGTATGAGAGTTTTCTCAGATATGGACGAGCGGCGCCTCCGGACTGTACTACATAATACGACAGTAGCCTCCGACTACGCTGACTTCAATTTCCTACATCTCATACCTGAGATGCAGCAGTGGTGGCGAGCGGTCCGCACTGCTGCCGAGGAACAGTCAGGCCCTGGGGACTGGAACGGGTTAAATTACCCAGGTCACGTTGTCAAATGTATAGACTGGCTGATCTCAAGTTTGGACCAGATGTACGTACGAGAGGTTGGCTCAGACGGCAAATTCCGCCTGGTTAAAAGGGGTTTGTGGTCCGGCTGGCGCACGACTTCTATTATTAACAACACGTTCAACTACTTCTATGCCCAGATAATCCGCCGTGATATAGTTGACACGCTGGGTTATGATCCAGTCGTGAAATACCGGCTCAATGGAGACGATGGAGACTGCCTTATGCGAGGTATTGCCCAAGGGCTAATCTACTTAAGGCATCTGACTCTTGCAGAGTTGGACATCCAGAGTGAAAAACAGCTCGTCTCCAGGATGGTCAATGAGTACCTTAGGATCTTCGCTGAAGAAGGTAAACTATATGGTAGCGTCGCCAGGTCTATTCCTTCATTTGTGTCCTCAGACTTGCAGGCTCCGCCAATCGACCGCGGAGTAGACTATGTAAAGGGTACTAGTTCAGCGATCTACACACTCATCCGACGCGGGTTTGACGTTAAAGTTGCAGAATTGATCAGGGATGACATCCTACCTTACTACGCTAGCGTTAAAGTCTCACAGCCAGATGGGTCACAAAAAGTCACCCAGCTCAACAAT